CCGGTCGCCAGGCCCACGGGCACCGCCGCGGGGGCGAGGGTGATCTCGCCGATCTCGCCGTCGACCGCGGCGTGCCGGGCGTACCCGATCACCCTGGCCGCCGTGTCGGCCGCGACGGCGTGGCCCGCGGCGTTGGCCGTGACCGGTCCTCCCGCGGCGACCTCGCCGCCGAAGCGCACTTCGACGATGCCCGCCTCGACCACGTCGACACGGTCGCCGATGGCACTGGTACCCGGCTGGCACGACACTCCGAAGGCCGCGTTGGCGCCGTCGGCTTTGACTATCCGGCCGCGCGCCGAGCCGAACGCGACGAGCTCGTACTGCGCGATCGCCTCCTCGGCGACGTGGTTGACGATCAGCATCGGGTTCATCGACGGGCTCCGAGCACGCGGCGCACGGCCGCGGCGGGTGAGAGGTGACGGCCCTCGCGGGCCTCGGTGGACATCAGCTCCTCGGCGGCCTGCGCGATGGCCTGCGAATCCGCGGTATCGAGAGCGTGCGCGCCCGCGCCGGCCGAACGCTCGGCGAAGTCGACCTGGACGGGCAGCCTCTCGAGGATGCCGCGCAGCAGGCTCGCAGGCTCGACGCTGCGCTGCGTACCGCCCTCAGCGAACTCGATGGGCGCCGCGGGCAGCGCGAGCATCAGCTCGACCACGGCGACGCGGTCGCGAGGCAGGAGCCGGCCGGCCTTCACCAGCCCCTCGGCAAACTCGGAGACACCCGCGCGCTTGGCCGCAGCCTCAGCCGCCGCGACCCTGGCCTCACGCTCGGCGAGAGCCTTCTCGCGCGCCTCGAGCTCCGCCGCGCGGTCGGCTTCGGCCGCCGGCGGAGTCGAGGCATTCTGCGTGTCCGAGCCCGGCTCGAGCTCCGACGCATCCTGCGTCGGGTTGACCGGCTCATCCAGCTCGGACGGCTTTCCGTCGCGCGGTGGGATTTCTTGTGTGGTGGCCTCGGGCGCCTGGTCGGGCACGGCAGCCGGCGCAACGTCGGTCTCGACCTCGGCAAGCTCGAGCTCGACCTCGACGGGCTCTGCGCCCTCGGCGAGCTCGACCGCTCGCAAGCCCTTCACCGCGGGCGGCTGCGCGCCCAAGAACCCGACGTGGCGCAGGTAGTAGGTGCCGGGCTTGGGGTTCTCGGGCGCGGTCGGGGCGTAGAACGCAGCCGAGACGTGCTTGTAGGCGCCGGCCTTCACCGCCTCGGTGAACTCGGGGTTGAGCTGGTCGACCTCGGCCTCGAGCGTGCCGCCCTGGGCGGCCAGCCGTGTCACCCAGCCGAACGCGGGGTCGTCGGTCTTCGGGTGGCCGACGACGACCGGGGCTTCGTGGGTCGCCGGGTCGTAGGCCGCCGCCGCGCTGGCGAGGTCGGCCTGGCTGAACTCGATGGCGTGGCCGGCCCGAGTGGTGTGGCGGCCGGCCTTGAGGATCTGGATTCGCCGGGGTCGGCGGGGCGTGCTCATGGCCCGGCAGTGTCACCGGGCCAGCCCTTCCTTTATAGAGACGGCCGGGGACGTAACCAGAGCCTCTGGATGCCCTGGCCGGCTCTACCGTCGCCGACCCCGGCCGGGAGGGCCTTCGTCCCCCGGATTGCGGCCCACAAGCGCCCTCTCGGGGGTTGCGAGGGGAGCCTACCAGCGCAGGAGGCCCAGGAACCCGTTTAATTTGCGCGCTGCGTGTTTAATTCCTCGCGGCCGCCCTCGGAGCCGGATTCGCCTCCTGGGCGCGAATTTGGGCCGGTTGCGCGCTTTCTGACACTCCAGGCCAGCTCACGCCCCCTCCAGGGCCCTCCGGATGTGGTCCTTGATGGTCTCGCGAACCTCGACCCGGTCGGCCTCCGACAGCCCCAAGAAAGGCCTGGCCGGGATCCGCACCTTGTGAGCCGGGATCTTGAAGGTGGAGACGACCGCGTGCTTCGCCTTGGTCGTCCCGACCATGAACCGCCCCTTGTTCTTCCCCTTGGTCCCCCGCTTGCGGGTGACCGTCTGCTCGCCGATGGCCACCGTGCCCCCGAACTGGTGGATGGCCGCATAGGGTACGTTTGTGCCCACGGTCACCGTGTCGCCCTGGATCTGGTGGACGATCTGATCGTTGAGGCGTCCCTCGAGGGTCAGGATCTTGTCGTTGTTCTTCTTGGCCCGGAGGTACCTCGCCGAGAGCGCCTTCCAGCGCTTCCCGGACGGGTCAGTCATGCTCCGGAAGCGCGCGTGGACGGAGTTCTCGAGCGCGTGCCCTATCTGCTCGAGCATCAGGTCGCGCCGAGCGAGGTCCTTTTGGAGCTGTTCGAGCCGGCGGAAGAGCGGCTCGGCCAGGACCACGTGCTCGACCACTAAGCGCGGCGTCTTGATGGTCACGGCTCTCTCTCATCGGCAGAGGCGATCGCCTCGCGCTTGAGAACCTTGAATGGGCACTTCACGTCGCCGCACTGGATGGCGCCCGTGAAGAGGCCGCGCTTACGCACCAGCTTCTTCTTGCAGCCAGACCAGCCGCCGGAGTGCGTCTCGTACTTGCACCCGAAACATTGCAGCTCTCCGCCACGTTCGAGGTACACGGGGGAACTGGCGATGCGCGCGATGGTCTGCTGGTCGAGCCGGGTTGGGTCCATGGCCTCCTCAGCGCATCAGCTCCAGTTCCAATAGTAGCATGGCCTTCCCTGGACCGACCTGCTGGACCTGGTGGCGGGTGATCTTGAACCGAGCACCCGGCCGAATGAGGAACTCGTCCTCCTCTGGCTTCTCCGACCCGTACTTCACGAAGGCGCCCGTCCTGGAGCCGGACCGAAGCCGGATCTTCAGCACCACATCCTTGTCGTAGGCGCCGAACGACGAGGCAGAGCTGCTCATAAAGCTCTTGTCCGACCACCATGCAGTCCTGCCGATGGCGTCGTCGATCTTGCGCAGCTTGGATAACTTGGAGCCATCCTTGGAAAGCTCTACCTTGGGCAACAGGCAAAATGGAAGGGCATCCAGGTCGAGCCCCCGGAAGACCACCAGATCGTCGTGGAGCTCGAAGCGACTCAGCGCCCCATCGAGCTTCGCGGCCTTGGCACGCAGCTCTGCCCTGTGCTCAGGGTCCATCCGCTGGTCGAGCCCCCGCTGCACCGCGTTCATGTCGGCGTAAACGCCCCGGTTGAAATCGGTGTAATCGCTCACCACCGAGCGCTCGTCTGCAGTCAGCGCGGCCAACCACTCCTGGCCTGCCCGCTCGAAGGGCCCGCGCCCCGCGAAGGTCTTGTCCGGATCGACCGTCACCCCGCTGAATGGGTCCGCAGTCGCTCCGGGCGTGTAGTCCCATCCATCCTCAGCCGCAGCGCGCTCGAGCGCGTTGGCGGCCGCGCTCTCGGTGCCATCGCCCTCTACCTTCAAGCCGAGCTGTTCGAGCTGCCGCCGGGAGAGCGCCTCGACACGGCACGAGCAGCCCCAGCCGTTAGGAGGGTAGATCTTGGCCCAGATAGGGTCATCGGCGCGAAACACCTTGCCATCCATGGCCAGGTGCTCCGGGCGTGGTTTCGCACTCGCGCCGTGCCGATAGACCCAGTACGGCAGCACTTCCTTCGCCGCCTCCATCTGCTGGCGCCGACCCGCCGCGTAAGCGGTGCGGAGGTTGGTGTCGTAAACGGTCCTCGCGCGCCGCTTGATGCTGCCGGCGAGCGTCGTGCCATGCTTTTCAAGCGCCCCCTGCAGGCGCTTGCGGAAGTCTCGCTCGGTCATCCCCTCGTCGATGGCCCGCTGGACCAGGCGTCGCACGTCTTTGAGCGAGCGGTCGCAGAGCAGGCCGGCAACTGTGAAGGCGCGGTCGTGCTGCTCGCGCATCATGTCGCGCCAGCTTGCAGTCTGCTGGACCTTCAGCTTGCCCCGGAAGAACTCCTGGGCCTGCGCGAAGGGCATGTCAGTGGCGGTGAGGAGGTCCTGGCGGAACCGCCTCGGGTCCTCGCGCGCCGTCGGCGGCGCCATCGGCTTAGGGACCCGCATCGACCACCTCGGCGGTCACCTCTGCCCGGCCGAGCAGCTCGCCGACCTCGGCCGCGGCGGCTACCTGGTCCGCGACCTGCCCGATGAGCCCCGCCGGCTCCAGCTCGTAGAGCTGCTCCTTCAGCTCCTCGAGCGAGCCTGCGCCGTCGATGAGCCGCTGCACCTCGGCCCCGAAGGCGTCGAGCGCCGGGGCGGTCGCTTCTTCGAGCTTGTCGAGGACTTGCTGGATTGGCGCCGGAGAGGGTTCGGCGAGCTCGAGCCTGTCGAAGCCGCCGGCGAGCGGCGCCGGCTGCGCCGGCATCGGCTCCCACTCGCCGCCGTAGGTCTCGCGCACCTCGTCGAGCGTCGGCCGGTAGCCGAGCTGGGAGATGGCAACGTCGCGCTGGGAGCGCTGCGCCAGGTCCTCGGGGAGCTCGAAGCGCCGCCAGACCTTCGGCGGGGTCGCCGCGGGGAAGTTCCAATCACACAGCCAGGTGATGATTGTGCGATTGAAGCTCTCGCAGAGCAGGTCCGCATCGGCCTTGATGAGCTGGTCGCGCACGCTCAGATGCGTCTGGGACTGCGACAGGCTCGAGCCGTCGTCGGTGGTCATCGTCTGGCCGAGCACGATCTTCGAAATCGCTGCGTCCATCCGGTCGCAGAACGCCCCGAAGTCGCCCCCGGCAGCGCGCGCCGACTCGAGCAGCGAGATCTTCATGCCCTCCGGCATGATGAGCCCGGTGTCGTTGCGCACCGCGCGCACGAGCTTGAGCAGCTTGGCCTGTTCTTCCGGGCTCGCGCCCTGATGGTAGGTACCGACCACTGTCGGGTCGCCAAACTTGTCGAGGAACGTCGACCAGTACCGCAGGCCGTTGCGCTTGAAAAACACCGGCCAGTAGAGGTAGTGCGCGAGCCCTCGGCCATACGGCTCGTCGTCGTCGTCGGCGCCGCAGGCGACCAGCCAGAACTTGCGGTCCGGCATCAGCTCGCCCCGCGGGTTCTTGGCGGTCAGCAAGAGCAGCTCGCCCCGCGGCGAGAACCGGAAGCGCCGCTGCTTGCGCACCCGCACGTCCTGCAGCGTGACTCGATCGCCGTCCACTCCCCACAGGCACTCGGCGGCCGCGAAGCCGAAGAAGACGGCCGAGAGCATCTTCTTCGTCAGGTCGTCCCACCGCAGGCTCTTGAGGAGCTCGCGAATCCAATCACCCGCTTCGACGTCGGCCGGCTCCTCGCTTGCCGGCTCGACGAACCATTCGTGCGCCACGACGGCCATCCGCCGTTGCTCGAAGGTCGGCTTCACCTGGTCGTCCCTGAGCAGCTCCTCGTACACCTCCCAATCGCCCCGACACCTCTGCCGCAGGATCGGGTCCTGGGGCGCGAGATAGTCGAGCTGGTCGACGAACCCCCGCGATATGTCGCGGCCGTCGGCCGTCGTCGCAATCGCGTCGAGAACGGGCTCTTCGAGGCCACTTTTGCCGCGTCGCTTCGCCATCTCCAGTCTCCAGTCTCCGGGCGGCCTCGGCCTCCCACTCAGCAATCAGACCCACGCGCGCAATGGTCGCGCGCTGCTCGACGGGCAGCGTCTCCCAGGCCTCGCGCAGCCGAGCGCGCGAGACCGCATTGATGGCCGCGCAGCCGTCCTCAGTGAGCACGCGCTCTATCTCGGCCCACAGCTCGCGCCACGGCAGCCGGCCGTCCCACGTCGCGGCGGTGATCTGGTAGGGCGGGGCCCACAGCACGAGGTCGACCGACCTCGCGGGCAGGGCGCGAATCGCGTCGAGGCAGTCGGCCTCGATGATCTGGTTTAGCAGCGGCCTCAAGTACGTGTGCCTCCTGGTGTCTTACCTAGATGTGTGTCCGTCAGAAGCCTTGGGTGTCGATGCGCCGTCCGTCGTTGCCGAGCCATGCGTCGGCCGGGTCCAGCGCGGCCGAGTCTCGAGGCTCATCCAGCGGCTCGCCCTCGATAGGCACCCCGCCGTCCCCGGCCGCGTACGCCGCAAGGAAGCAGGCCCACGCGCGGTCGGCATGGCCCGCGCCGTCCGACTCGGCGACGAACCTCGGCGCGCCGGTCGGGCTCAAGACCTGCTTGAGCTTGTGAAGATCGGCGCGCAACTCCGGGTCGCCGATGGGGATGCGAATCTTGCGGTCCTCAAACGCGCTCTTGCCGATGGTCGCGAGCATGTGCTTGTTCGGCCCGGTGAAGAGCACCCCATCGACGCGATGCTCGCCATAGCGCCGCTTCGCGTCCTCGACGGGCTTCTCGCCCATGCCCGTCTGATCCATCGCGAGCCGAACCACGCGATAGCGCGCAAACAGCTCGTCCATCACCGCGTCCTGTTCGGCAAACTTCGCCCGGCGCAGCGTGCGTATCTCGCGGGTCCACAGCACGTCGCCGACCTGCTCGAGCACCCAGGCAACCCAGAGGTCGCCGCGGCGCGCGATGTCGTTGCCGACGAAGCACGGGCCGCCCGCGTAGCGCGTCGGGTCGCCGGCTTCGGCACTTTCCACCGCCGCAATCAGCTCGTAGTCAAGCCAGGCCGACGCCGCGTCGAGCCACTTGAGCTCAAACTCCTGTGCCCAAGCATCCTCGTCGTGCAGCGCCCTCCGGAGCTGGTCGGTGTCGCGCGGAAGGCCGTCGCGCACTGCCTCGTAGATGTCGCAGGTCTGCCGGTACCAGATCGGGTCCTCGTCGGTCACGATCTCGTAGAACTTGTTGGCTTTCCCGTTCGGTGTCGAGACGACGCGGAGCTTGAGGCCCGGCTTGGAGATGACCGGGAAAAGAGCCGTCCAGATGGCGCGGCTGTCTTTGTGGAAGGCGAACTCGTCAAGGAAGACGTTGGCCGAGAAACCTCGCGCCGTGTCGGGGTTCGCGGGCAGCGCCGTGATCCTCGAACCGCCGGGCAGCACCACCTCGAGCGCCTTGTAGCTCGCGCCGCTCTCGCCCTTCCAGTCAGAGGCGAGCGCCTCGAAGCCCATCTCGTAGGCTTTCAAGTGGCGCTTGACGCCTTCTTCCATCGCCTCTCCGGCCTGCCGCTCGCCGCGTGAGAGGATGACCCAACGCGACCGCCGGCCGGCGGCCTCGGCGTCGAGGCAGTCGTCGACGATCTCCAGCGTCGTCGTGAAGGTCTTGCCGGTCTGACGCGCGAACATCCCCACCTTGAAGCGGGAGCGGTTGGCGAGCCATCGGCGCTGGTAGGGGTAGAGGGTGATCGCTGCCATCAGATCACCCCGTAGATTTCCTCGCGGACCCG